TTATGCTCGACATGGTCGAGAAGGTGTCAATTCAGAACCGTTTGAGCGCGTTCAATCTTTCGATTGCAGTCACCGACGACTTCATGCGGGCGGTCGAGAACGACGCCGACTTCGATCTTGTGTTCGACGGCAAGGTGTACCAGACGGTCGAGGCGAAATGGCTTTGGGAAAAAATCATGCGCGCAACGTGGGACTGGGCAGAGCCCGGCGTGTTGTTTATTGACCGCATCAATGAGATGAACAACCTTTACTACTGCGAGACAATCGCGGCGACCAATCCTTGCGGCGAGCAGCCGTTGCCGCCTTATGGCGCGTGCTTGCTTGGTTCGTGGAATATGGTCAAGTATATCGTCATCTTGCCCGACGGCACACGACACCTTGATCTCGAGGCGCTGAAGTGCGACATTCCGGGAATGGTGCGCGCACTCGACAACGTGATCGACGAGGCGCAGTATCCATTGCCGCAGCAGGAAAAGGAAGCCAAAGACAAACGCCGCATGGGAATGGGCGTCACTGGAATGGCAAACGCGATTGAGGCTCTCGGCGCGCCGTATGGCTCGGACAAGTACCTCGAGTGGCAAGAGCTGATCCTGCGCACCATCGCAAACGAAACCTACCGCGCGTCTGCAATGCTCGCGCAAGAAAAAGGCCCGTTCCCGCTTTGGGACAAAGAAAAGTACATGGCGGGCAAGTTTGTGAACTCAGGCATCCTCGAACAGGAAGTCTTGGATCTCATGAGCATCGTGGGCCTTCGCAACTCGCACCTGCTGTCGATTGCACCGACCGGCACAATCTCGTTGACCGCCGACAACATTTCGTCGGGCATCGAACCCGTGTTCGCGTACATGAACGGTCGCGAGATCATCAACAAGGATGGCGTGACCAAGCAGTATGTCGAGATTCCTGACTACGGTGTCGAAGTGTTCGGCGTGCGCGGTGTGCGTGCCGACGACCTCGCCGTGCTCGATCACGTCAAAGTGCTTTGCCACGCGCAGCAGTTCGTTGACTCGTCGATCTCGAAGACCTGCAACGTGCCCGGCGACGTGTCGTTTGAGGACTTCATGGAAGTCTACATGACGGCGTGGCGTGGTGGTGCGAAAGGTTGCACAACGTTCCGTCTCGACGGCAAGCGCTTCGGCATGATGAAGTCGCTCGACACCGAGAACGGCGGTCCGCCCCTTGACGACGTAGAAAAGGTTGATGGAGGCGCGGAGGCGTGCTACTATGATCCCGCGACAGGAACCAAGTCATGCGAATAGGAGAAGTCATGGGAAAAGCATGTGGGCCGTTTAAAGGAAGAGGCGGCAAGAAGTAATGACCAAAGTCGGCGCCTGCGTAGAAACAAAACTCGCGCGGGCGTCGATGTGGTTCAACAAAAAGCGCGGTGGGCGTTTCCCACACCTCACATTCTGCGCTGAACAGTGGATCCTAGATCGTCGATTGCAATGTTTCGTCTTGGACGGTATAATCCTATTGCTACTATTTGAACGCGATCATTGTCGAAAGCAGTACCTAACCTATGGCGCAAACTCTAAACGAACGTTTCCTAGACTTCCAAGTGGCGCAGCAAGTGCGCTGGATTCGATTGCAGAACCGGGAAGTACGAGAGGCGCTGTCGATCCTGCGACGCGTCGAAGCGAATCTGAAAACCACTGTCCTCAATGCGGGCATAGGAGACGGGACCTTCACGGAGGCGCGTTTAAACGGCCTGAGGACACAGGTCGGTAATCTTGTTCGAGCTCTTGAAGCCGAACTGACTCCTGTCCTCCTCGGCAACGTGCGCGATGCGATGCAGGCGGCGGCTGAAGTCGAGGAGGCATTGTTTGTTCGCATCCTGCCCGCGGGCGTCGATGTGACAACCCCCAACATCGGTGTCCTGAACGCAGCAGCGACAACGTCTGCATTCAACGGCGCGACGACGACCGATTGGGCGAAAGCGTTTCACCGCTCGTTGACAGAAACAGCATGGCGCGAAATGATGGACGGCATCACGTCGGGCACAACATCCGACGACATTGTCCGCAACATGATCGGCACGAAAAGCGCGAAGTTCAAAGACGGTTCGTTGCAGGCGCGTCGTCGCGGTCTCGAGGCGCTTGTGCGGACGTCGATCAATCACGCGACCAATCAAGGGCGACAACAGTTCTGGGCAGCCAACAACGATCTGCTGAAGGGTGTGCAATGGGTCGCGACGCTCGACACGCGAACAACGCCGATCTGTCGCGAACGAGACGGTAAGGTTGGTCCTGTCGTTGACTCACTTGAGTGGCGTCCGCCTTCAGGGGCAGCACGCCTCGAGCCACCGTTCGCACGACCACCCGCGCACGTCAATTGTCGCTCGACCACTGTCGCGATCACGAAGTCGTGGAAGGAGCTTGGTTTTAACGAAAAGGAATTGACTCCTGGAACGCGCGCGTCGATGAACGGGCAAGTGCCTGCGACGCAAACCTACTTCCAGTGGCTGAACAACCAGAAGGCTGGCATTCAAAAAGAAGTGCTAGGCCCGACACGATATGACCTTTGGAAGCAAGGCGGGCTTACGCCAGACCGATTCCAGAACGACGCTGGCCATTTCTACAACTTGGCCGAACTGAAACGACGCCAACCTCAGGCGTTCAAAGACGCCGACATTTAGGAGAACTTGATGCAACAGAATTTCAACACGATACAGGGCTGGGTTGCCACGCATGAGGGCGGTTATGTCGACCACCCGAAGGATCCGGGAGGCGCAACAAACAAAGGCGTGACCTACCGCACCTACAACGCGTACCGACGCCGCATGGGTCTGCAACCTCGCGACGTTCGCAACATTTCGGACGCCGAGGCAATCGAAATCTATCGCACTCAGTACTGGGACAAAGTGATGGGTGATCAATTGCCGTCAGGCCTTGACTACGCCGTTTATGATTTTGCCGTGAACTCGGGCCCATCGCGGGCCGTCAAGTTCTTGCAACGTATCGTCGGCGTGAAAGACGACGGTTTGCTTGGGAACAACACACTCGCCGCAATCGTCGACTACGGTGACGACGAGAACTTGATCTTGGACCTTTGCTACGCGCGTTGGAATTGGATGCAACGCCTCAGCACTTGGTCGACGTTCGGGACGGGTTGGACGCGTCGCGTGATGGGCGAGGACACAGGTTTCCAGCACAACGACGTTGGGGTGATTGATCGAGCCGTCATGCTGTCGCGCAACTACAGTAAGATCCCAGCTCCTTTGATCGCTGCTGAAGGCAAGGCGCTCGTCGAGGACGAGAAAGCCACCGAACGCGTCAAGCAGGGCCTCACCCTCGAAAACATTACCAAAGTCGTCGGTGGCGGTTCCGTCCCGACTGCGATCATCGCGGCCTCCCAAGACGAAGGCCCGATGCAATACGCCCTAGCGGGCGCCGTTGGCGTCGCAGCGATTCTCGCTGCTGTCGTCGTTTACAAACTGATCCTGAAAGGGGAATGACATGAAGAAACTAGTATTGATCGTCGTAGCGCTCGTCTGGAGCGCAGGAGCCGCATTCGCAAACACAAATTGCGCGCAACTCGGGGAAGTCGTCCAACATCTTGGAAACAAGTATGGCGAGACGCTTCAAACAATGGCACTTTCTAAAGACGGCAAAGCATTGGTGAACACGTTCGCGAACAAGAAAACAGGAACTTGGACACTCGTCGTGACAGACGGCGACGGACTTTCTTGCATGGCAGCGTCGGGAACTGACTGGCTTTTATTGAAGAATACCGATCCTGACGCGTAGTACCTTTTTCTGGGTACAACTAAGTAGTCGTCAACCGCAAAGTTCGCTAGAATAAGTCACAAGGCCGCGCTATCGTGGCCTTGTGTCGAGTAAGGAGAGCGGACTGATGGTCAAGAACTCAAAGCGGAAACAGCGACAAGAGGAACGTAATTGGGAGCCACCGCAGATTGAGACAATGACTCAACGTCAGGCGACTTACTTGACTATGCTCAACGACTACGATTGTACCGTAGCGTCAGGGCCAGCAGGAACAGGAAAGACCTACGTCGCTTGCGCGTGGGCAGGGGCGCAACTCAACGCCAAAGAATATCACAACATAGTGCTGTCGAGACCCAACGTAAGCGTGGGCAAAACGCTCGGGATGCTGCCGGGACGTGTCGAACAAAAGATGGCGCCTTGGGCCCGTCCTTTGGGCGAGGCGTTTAAACAGCAGATGGGCGCGAAACGTTATCAGGAAGCGATCACGTCTGGCAAGATCAAGATCGAGCCGCTTGAACACATTCGCGGCCTGACGTTCGACTCGACTGTGATGATCATCGACGAGGCGCAGAACACGACAGTTGCCGAGATGAAAGCATTCCTGACGCGCATCGGTGAGGACTCATGCGTGATCATAGCGGGCGACGAATCTCAATCAGACATCCACCACTCACAGAACGGTCTGGCTTGGGTTTTGAAGGCGGTCAAACGCAACTTGGTTCCCGACGTAGGTTCGATTGCGTTCACGCACTCAGACGTCGTCAGATCAGAGCTCTGCAAAGCATGGGGCGAGGCGTTCGACACGTTGCAACGCGAGCACAACGAAACGCCGAAAGCTCCCGCGACGTATCACGGGAGCTTGGGACGCTTTCGAGGCGATGAGTTGATTTAGTACGGAATTTCGTCGTCGTCGTCACGACCGGGCAAATCATACGCAAAGTCGTCGGCGTAAAGCTGCGCCTCAAGCTCGTCCGACCAATCCTCAGGATGCGCTTGCGCGGGACCGACGTAGTATGGGTTGCGTTCCCAAGTGTCGAAAGGTGTCAGGATCCAAGCCGCCGTTGTATCGTCCGAGCCGTGGGCGTCGGCGTACTGACGCGTAGCCATTGAGTTATACTCGCCCATAGTCATTGCTTCTTGCGCAAGGGCGTCGTCGCGTTCGTGGGAATAAGTCATAGCAGTCTCCAGTTGATGGTGCGCGACCCGAAGGCCGCGCGGTTAAAATTACTTTGCCAGTTTGTTGCAGTACAGCGTCACGTTCGACGATGGGATCAGGTGGCGGTTCGCAGGCTTGCGAGGGTCGAGGTTCGTGTGGATGCAGATCTTTGGCTGAACGAACACGCGAGTGTCGGGATGAAAACCAGCGGGGGAAACAAGCGAGCGCTCGGATGTGATTGCGAAGTCGGTGTCGATGATCACGAGATCAGACGCGAGCGTTTCTTCGTACATTGCGAGCGTGCGGACGTCAGAGGCCTTTGTGCCTTTGTCGCCAATCTCAGCGAACTTTGCGCGGAAGTCGGCTTTTTCGTCGTCGGACATTTTGTCAACGTCGCCAAGCTGGCCGATCAGTTCAGCGGAACGATTGTCCCACTCCTGCGATACGTTCAGCGGCATTGGGTTGGCTTCGATCTTGGCGCGCAGTTCAGCGCATTGAGTTTCGAGGGCTGCTTTGTGTGCTTCGATTGTGTTGGTCATTTTGTCTCTCCAGTTGATGCGGGCGCAACATCGCGTCCCGTGGTACGATGTATAAACGAGTTATAGATCGAGTGTCAACACCTTCTTTTAATTTTTTTTCGAGACCTTATTTTTAGGATAAGCGAGTTATAGCATCCCCAACAACTCGCTTGCGGACGATACGTCGCAGGTCTTAACTTAGGTGCGACCGATAAACTCGAGAGCCTCGAGAGCGGTCTAGGCTGAGCCGAAACAAGAAAGGAAACTCCATGCCATTCTTCGATAGCGAAGGAAAAGAAGTTCAAGTTAGTGCTGACAACGAAGAAGTCAAAGCATTGTTGGACGCCGCAGTATCAGAAGCGACTTCTGGCCTCGCGGCAAATAAAGACGAAATCCTGGGCGAGAAAAAGCTCCTTCAGGAAAAGCTTGATGAAGTATCCGCAACGTGGAAGGGTCTCGATCCTGAAGCCGTCCGGAACATCATGACGCGTCTGGAAAACGACGAGGAGGCAAAACTTCTCGCAGAAGGCAAGACGGACGAGGTGCTCGAACGTCGCACGGAACGCCTAAAGGCAGACCATGCGAAACAGATTGCAAACCTCGAAGCGCGAGTAGCAGAGGCCAATGGCAACTTTGAAAACGCAACCGGTCAAGTCAAAACGCTTAAAGTCGAAGGCGGACTCCGTCAGGCTGCAAGCGAATTGGGTTTGATCCCGTCGGCCATTGAGGACGCGTTGTCGCGTGCTATGGGTGTCTTCAAAATCGGAGAAGATGGTTCGCTGTTCGCGGAGAACGCAACAGGAACGATCTATGGCAAGGATGGGAAAACCCCGATGTCCCCAGCCGAATGGCTAGGCGATATGAAGGAAAAAGCCCCTCACTGGTTCCCAGCACCTTCGGGCGGTGGAGCAGGTGGCGGCAACGGTCGGAGCGGAAGCTTCACAATAAGTCGGGCGGATGCGCGTGACGTTAGCAAGTATCGGCATGCGAAAGAAGCAGCCGAGCAAGCTGGCGCAACGTTACAGATCGTCGGCTGACACTGAACCGCCGCGCATGAAGCGCGGTACTAAAACCGCGCATCATGCGCACGCCAGTCGAAAGGAAAAATGACAATGGCAAATACTCTTGGTAACTACAACCCAGAGTTCTACGCTCAGGAGGCTCTCATCCAGTTGTTCAAAGCACTGGGAATGGCTGGCCGCGTTCACCGCGGTGCTGAGCAGGAACGAAATGCCGCCGGAAACAAAAAAGGCGACACAATCAATCTGAAGCGTCCGACTAAGTTCACCGCTGCAGAGCACGTAGCCGGCACAGGCACCACGTCGCAAGACGTCGTTGGTGAGAACGTGTCTATCTCGCTGAACGCCCACCAGGAAGTCAAGTACGAATTGTCTGACCGGGAATTGGCTTACAGCACCGAGCAGATCATCACCGATCACATCACGCCTGCTGCTTACGCACTGGCTGACAAGATCGACCAAGATCTTCACGCACTGGGCGCCAAGGTTGGCCCGAAGGCATATGTCTCCGGTTCTGCTTCAAGCTCCTTCGTCACTGGTCCTCGTAAAGTTCTGCGGAACAACGAAGTGCCAATGGACCCAGGCATGATCCACTACCTTGTCGATTCCGGCATGGAAGCGGCATTCTTGGATCTGGGCATTTTCCACGAAGCACGCATCACTGGCGAAGGCCAAAACGCTGCCGCTCTGATGAACGGTTCGTTGGGTCAGCGCTTCGGTGTTGAGGTGTTCGCATCTCAGAATGCTGACGTTGATGTGTCCGCGATGTCTTCAACTGTTACCAAAGCCGACGCCACTGGCGACGAGGCTGGTGCTGTTGTTGGTGCTCATTCGGCAAACGCTGCAACGCTTGCAGTCGACAACTTCACAGGTACCGAAACCGTTCAGATCGGTGACACTTTCACCATCGCCGGTGACGTGACTGTTTACACGTTGACCGCAAACACCACCATGTCTGGTGGCGCAGGAACGTTGACGATGTATCCGGCTCTTCGCCGCAACGTCGCTGACAACGCAGTGATCACGTTCAACAACTTGAACGCTATCGAAGAAGCTGCGCACCTTCGCAATCTCATGTTCCACAAGAACGCATTTGCTCTTGCATTTGCTCCGCTGCCTATGACAGGCGACGGACGTGGCGCACAGATGGCTACTGTCACTGACGAAGTGTCGGGCCTTTCTGTTCGTGCTCGTATGTGGTACGATGGCGCAACAGCAACGAACTACGTTGCTCTGGACGCACTGTACGGTACTCAGGTCCTTGACCCGATGCTCGGTGTTCAGGTTCTGCGCGCAGACAGCGTTTACCCAGCGTAAGTAAATGAGGCGAGGCCTTCGGGCCTCGCCCACATTTGAACGACCCGACACGAAATTGAAAGGAGCCATCTCATGGCACAGAATTCAGAAACTTTCCCCGTCATGAAGAATGGCGAGTTCCTTGGTTACGCTGACGCGGCACAGATCGCACGTTCCAAAGGCAAGCTGGAAATCTTCGACGAGGCGAAAGCCGAGAGGCTCAAGGCCGAATCTAAAGTCGATGCTGCGAAAAAAGTCGAAGCAAAGAAAGTCGATTCCGTCGCGAAAGCAATCAAGGCCGGTGGCGCAGATGCGTCAGCCATTAAGAAAGGGCCTTCAAAGTAACGCACGCTCACACCGTTTAAACGGCGAGGCGTGCTTCGATAAAAGCGCGCCTCGTTTCATATCAGACACGCCGGAGGCGACATGGACGACAAGACACCAATCGAACTATCCCGAGGCGAGCTGAAGCAACTTCTTGCGGAAGCGGTGCACGATGCATTCACCAAAATGGGAATGGACATCGAAGACCCAATCGAGATGCAACGTGATTTCCAGCATCTGCGCGATTGGCGCTTAGCAGTCAAATCTGCTCAATCAAAAGGCTTCCTGACGATCATTGGTTTGCTTGCGGCAGGCATTGTCGCCGCTTTGTGGGTTGGGTTCAAGGCCGCAGTCACTGGTTCTTAATTTTCGGTTGGAAAGCGACCCCCATTATGTGTTTGCTGTATTTGAGCAAACTGGAGTATAAGAATTGCCCAAACATTTTAAAGTGACCGCTGAACAAACTGCGGAAGCGTACATGCGCAACAGGTTTTCGATGCGCGCTACAGCACGAGCTTTGAATTGCAGTCGCGGTCAGGTTAAGGCGCGACTTATCGAAGCAGAAGATCTTGGGTTTCGTTTTGACAAGCCAGTGTCTGGTGGCAAGTTACGAACAGACGACGCGATCATCAAAGACTTGCCTCAACGCGGCGAAGTCAAATACTACATCCTCACGTCCGCACAAAGCAGCACAGACGCGCACGTCGATTTCTTCACCAACCTTGTGTCCTACGCCGATCACCTTGGTGCTGAACTGCTCGTCGGGACGTTCGCCTACAATCGCGCGGCATACGTTCGCGGTGTGAAGAAAGGCAAAGGCCCGACTCAGGATGATCGAATAAATGACTGGTATGATCCGATCTTCGACGACTACATCGTGGACAAGCGTGTCGAGCTTGCGCCGATGCTGCATTGGTGCGGCGAGGTCAACATCAGCCCCACAGCGACGCGGCCTCTGTCGTCGCTTGAAGCACACACGGGCCTGAAGTCGGCAATCTTCCCACACGCCAAGCACGCGATGGTTTCTGTCGCGGGAACGCGCGACGACGGCGCGAAATTCAATTACACAACAGGCACGGCAACTTTGATGAACTACATCGAAAAGAAGGCAGGCCTGAAAGCGGAATTCCATCACACGTTCGGCGCGCTCATTGTCGAGGTCGATCACGAAGGCGATTGGTACGTCCGACAACTCAACGCGAGCACCGACGGTGCGTTCTATGATATTGGTCCCGACGGTCCTATCCACATCGACAAAGGCGAGATTGAGGCGGCTGAAGTCGAAGCAATCAATTGGGGCGACTTTCACGCGCGACAACTCGACGATGAAATCTACTCCTTGTGCTTCAACGAAGGCGGGATCATGGACACGCTGCGACCTCGAACGCAATTCATCCACGACATACTCGACTTCAAAGCACGCAATCACCACGAACGGAAAAACGTTCGACGCAAGTTCGAGAAGTGGGAACGAAACGAGGAGTGCGTTCGCGCCGAGATAATCGAGGTGAAAGAAACGCTAGAAAACATCCATCGCGAATACTGCACCACTGTCGTCGTCGACTCAAATCACGACAACGCATTGACCCGCTGGGTTGACGAGGCCGACTGGAAAGAGGACATGGTGAACGCAGAGTTCTATCTTGAGGCGTCACTTGACTGGATTCGCAACGGCTCGAACAACGAGGACTACCACGTCCTGCGCGAGGCGTGTCGTCGCGAAGGCCTCAACAAAGAAGTACTGTTCCTTGGCCCTGACGACTCGTTCGTGATTTGCGGCGATGAAACTGGCGGGATCGAATGCGGGATGCATGGTCACTTGGGTCCCAATGGCTCGCGAGGCGCGCCGCTCGGCTTGTCAAAGATTGGTCGTCGCGCGAACACGGGACACACTCACACG